AGCCGCTTCGACAGCGTGTCTTGTACCCACTCCTGCAAATCCAGATGATCGATCTTGTCGACCTGAACCTTGCCCCACCTCGGCCTGACATGCACCTCAGCCTTGTTGGCATAACCTCGATAAGACGTCGCAGCAACGCTGTTGCTTTTGATCTTCAGCCACAGATCCAAGTAGTGGCCGAAGGTGTTTTCAACGAGGCTGGCCGAGTTGGGAAAGTGCCGGCTGTAGTCGAATGTGCCCGCCTGAATCTCGTATTCGATGATGTTGACCAGGCGCGCTGCTTGCTCCCGGTTGGCCGCCGTATTTCCACCCGGCAGAAGCTCTCTGTGCCGCTTGCCGTTAAAGCGAAAATAAACCCGTACCGAATTGCCACGGGCTTCTACCCCATGCGCCATATGCACCTCCTGTGCTGCTCGAAAAATTCCTCGGCGCTCCAAAATGCCAAGGCTCGCAGCTGCGTTTGACTCAGTCCTGACGCAACAACCAAAACACCCCAGCACTCCGTCTCCGAGTCGAGGTTTTTCCTGTCCGGGCTTCCTCAACTCGACGCTGTGCCGCCGCCAACTGCCGCGCCTTGCTGCACCGCTGATGGTCACCATGCGCCCGTGACTTTCCGCACTGATCACAAATACCGTTCAAATCCAGACTCCAGGGGAACGCTTTTTTCCTCTTCATAACGCCCTCCCAACAACGTCGAAAGAGCAGGTGTGTAAGCTGAAATGTCGCTTCACCATCGAGGCGGGCGAAAGCCATAAATCCATTGTCTGCATTGTGTTTCTCCATTGAGCACATCCCAGCGCTGTCGCACCGGGTGATCCTTTGATTGCAGGGGGTTAGGCGCGCTGAAAAATCCAGCAGCGCACCGTAGTGGTTTTCTTGGGTATGCCATGGCAGGCGGCTTGCGCAGCACGCACCGCGCTGTAAATCGGCTTATTGGTTTCCAGCCACTTACGGCTGCGGCTGTTCACTAACAGTCCACGCAACGTCTTGAGGTCGCCCAGGTTCTGTCGGTGCACGCTGGCCTTCTCGGCAAACTCGTTGAGGTTGATGGCGATCAGTTTCGGGTCCGTGCTGTGATTGACCTGCGGGCCTTCGCCGATACTTTCGAGGTATTCGTAGACCTCCCAAAACTCGGCAACGAGCGGATGATCTGCGCTGACCGCGGCTTGTCGCTCCAGCGCCATGCTCATCAGCGCTTCTTGTGTCGTGCCGACCTGGTTTTCATCGAGCGGGCACACCAAGCGCAGGCAATCCACCAGAGCCATCAACTGGCTGTGGTTTTTGATAATCCGTTCAACGCGAATATCTTTGAGCTCGCGTAACTGCCGCTCATGAACAAGCACGCGCTCGGCGAACCAAGTCATCACCTGCGTTTCAGCGCGTACGGCCAGCAGCAAAAAATGGCTCAGTTGCTCAACCGGAATCAGATTCAAATTGTCAGCGGCCGCGCGACTCTCAGTCGTGACTTCCGGCCGCGCAAAATGCGATTTGATAATCCGCGTCAGGATCGCTTCCGACGCACTGACATCGGCGTTCTGGCTGATCGCAATCGCCCCGCGAAACGGTGGCTCGTAAGTCTCGTTACCACTGGTTTTCATGCCTTTGGTGCCCAGCGTGCCGCCGCCGTAATAGTCCTTCAGCTCGTCCCAGTCGAAACCTTTGGCGTGGACTTTGTCCGGTTCATTCCGATCGCCCTCGATCAGCACCACCGGCATATTGGCAACTTGCCCCATCGCCCGCTGACGTCCGGCCCGGGTCGATTTCGAAGGATCAAAACCCTCATGCTCGCGGCCGAGCAGCTTCCACAAAAAAGTCAGCAACGTGGTCTTGCCGGCGCCGGCCTCACCGGTGACCTCAAAGAACGGAAACGACTTGTACTTCGCTCGGATCTGCTCGGCGAAGAGCGAGCCAAACCAGAAGGCGAGGGCGACAATTCCCTTGGCACCAAAGCACAACCACAACATCGGCAACCAGTCAGTGCGGTACTGCTTCCCGTCGCGCTGAATGTGCATGGTGATCGACTTCTGCAGTGTCTTGAGTCGCAGCTTGCCGAACTCGAAAAAGTCTTCCTTGTTCACCAGATTGACGATGCCGTCCCGTACTGCGAGATCGCCGAAGACGTAGCAACTGTGCTGCTTGCTGTAGCCGACGAAGTCGATCGTTTCAACGGTCTTCAAACCGAACAGTTGATCCTTTATGATCTTGTCGAGCTGCTTGCTGCTACCGGTGAACACCGCGCCGGCAGCCATCCCCAACAGCCGTTTTTTGAACTCACTGGCGGCGGCAACTTGGCCGCCGGTGAACGTGTTTTTTACGCTGCCACTGTCGTGGGGGAAGTCGACGCGAAAGTAATACCAGGATTCATCGGTGACTTCGTTGCGTTGAAAATACAGGGCCTGCGGGTAACAGTTGGCGATCTCTACGACACCACCACATTGCCGCAGGGCTTTTTGCCGGCGCTGGCCTTCGCTGAGAAGCTGATCTTCATGAAGGTCGGAGTTTTCCAGCGTATGCATCGCCCGGCTGAACTTCTCCAAGTCCATCTTGAACCAGTACAAACGGCTGTCGAAGCCGAAGTGAAATTCATGGCGCTCGCGCCAGTCGTACATCAGCACACCTTTTTCTGAGGCGCTTTCCGCTATCAGCAAAGAGCCGTGATAGCGGGCGGTCGCCACGTCTTTTTTGATCTGCTCGGCGCGCTGATTTTCATCATCGATGAAAGCCCAGCGCTGATGTAGATCGTTCCAGTCGACCTTGCGGCTGTCCGTCTGGGGGATCTGCGCGGCCTCGCATTCGTAACCCAGGGCGCGAGCCTGGCGCACCCAGCGCTTGGTGTACTTGTGCGCGCCCGGTTCGTTGTCCAGTGCCCAAATCAGCTTGGGCAGCTTACCGCCGCGCTGGTGAGCCAGCCCCTTCAATGAGTTCTCAGGGAAAAGGTTGGACGACATCGCGGACACTGCCGCGATGCCGTTATGCACCAATGCGATCGCGTCGAAAATGCCCTCGACAATCCACAGCTCTTTGACCTCCAGCAGCTCGATAGAGGGCGGGCACCACCAGATACCACGCGGACTGTCGCCGGGCTTGAAGCGCGCTTTCATCTTGCCGAAGCGATGCGGCCGATCGATCAGGCGCTCCCAGTAACCTCCCTTTTCCAGCGTGAAGCGCACCGTGGCGCTGCCGGCGTTTAACGCCTCAGAGAAATACGTTTCCTGAGAGAACCAGCCCTTGATCAGTTCAAACCGAAAGCCTCGGGCAAACTCAAGATAGGCCCGAGCGGTCGCCATTGGAAATTGCTCAGAGGAGGGCGCACGCTTGCTCCAATCATCGAACAGGTCTTCGTAGATATCCTTGAGGTGCCACCGCTGCGCGCATTTGCTTTCTCGTCCGCAGATGAGCAGCCAAGGCTCTGAATAGCGCGTGTAGAGTTCCTTTTTTCCACACGCGGGGCATTTGCCGCCTCGCAGATAATCGGTGCTCAAGCGGCGCTGGAGCCCGTAGTCATCCTTGAGACGCAGCAACACGTCAGCATGCAGGTTGCTGGCAAACGCGCTCACCGGTGAAACTTCCTCCCAAGCCCGTGGGAGAGCGCCACAATCAGATGCCTCAGCCCTGACATCATCGGGATTTCCGCAAGCAACGCATCGTGGCGCTGGTCAATGGGGATCGAACTGAAACGCTCGTCGTACCAGTGTGTCTGGAACTGCTCCGCGTATTGGGAGCGTATGGCGTCGAGCAGGAGTTCCGTTTCAACGCGAGTCAGGTTGCTGTTGATGCTGACGTTATCTTCCATGAAAACCTCGAATTTTAGGCAAAGCGCATCCGTCATCCCGCGTAGCGGGAATGCCGGTTGTTTAAAGGGGTAATTGCTTAGAGCGTGTTGCCGACGCCGACTGTGCTAACTGGATGCTCGGCGCACTGCATCTCGGTCCAAGCCAAATGCACCAGCTTCGCGGCAAGACTGGCGGGTACTTCCAGGCCAACGATCAAATGGCGCTCAGCGCTACTGAATAA